ATAGGCTTAAGGTTTAGACGCCATGAATACACATGAAGATAGCTACAATTTTAGTGACTCGCTCGGCGTCGTGTCATGTGAAAACTTTACATAGTATTCTTAAGATTAATGTGAAGTGTCTAAAGAGTGGTACTGATAATCAAATCGTATACGTAAACGATGACCCGTACGACAAAGCTGATGCTGTTCAGAAATATATGAAAACGCATGAGCGTATCGTTTTTATTGATTTTGGTATCAGTTTGGATGATGACTCTATCAATCAAATTTTCGAAAAACATGAAAACGTTGGGTGTTTGGTTTTTCCCGGTGTAAATAATGGAATTGATTGGACTCTTTTTAAAACGAAAGTCAAAGAAGGTTCTACTGAACCCGTATCGCAAATGGGACTCAATTTCGACACAGATGTTGGAATGAAGATTTCTGATACTATTTATCGAGTAACATCCACTCAAGCTCGAGCATGGATCATGAACACTAAGAATGTTATGAAGACCATCAAGGACAAAAAGAGTGGTAGCTATAAAATTTATCCTAAAATGTTTGAGAAATTTAAGGAACAAGGTGTTCGAATTTACGCGTTTACAGCAGCTAAGTTAACGATGACGTATACACATGAATGTGTGAGTAACATTCTTAACGCGGCGGGTGTAAAAGTAAATTAAAGTTTCTATCATAATAATACATATGTCTATAAAGTCGGAATCCCCCCTTTATAAATGTGTTGTGGATTTTATACACACTACTTGGGGGAGTAAGGATTATTTCCCGGGTCCCCAACCTATATCCATCGAATATAAACACTTTCCAGTTTTAAAAAAAGGGAATTATGTTGTATGTGAGAAAACAGATGGTGAAAGATACATGATGGTTGCCTTACTATTTGAAGGGAGAAAAAAGTGTATCTTCGTGAATAGAGCGTTTGATATGTTTGAAGTTTCGATCAATATGAAGAAGAGTGTGTATGATGGAACCATATTGGATGGGGAACTGTATGAAAATACACTCATGGTGTACGATGCCGTCCGTGTAGCCGGTAAATCTGTTTGGGATCTTGATTTATTACAACGCCTCGGTTTTGCGTTGAGTGTTATCCAACCTATCATTTACATGAAAATGGATAAATACCGCCTCAAGTTGAAGACGTTTTACGCGATGGATAAATTTAGAGAGTTTCTCGACGAACACCTACCGACAGTGAATCAAGAAACAGATGGACTCGTATTCACACCCGTGAATGAACCGGTGAGAATAGGAACGCATGAGACGATGTTCAAATGGAAACCGCAACAGAAGAATACTGTGGACTTCCTCATGAAAAAGGAACCGACGAGGGAGATGCCTGGGCTTACACCCGGTCCATTAGCTTGGAGACTATACGTACAAGAGAAGGGGAAGTTGTACTTTGAGGGTGAAATCCCGTTAAATAGGATTGCCGATGAACCTTGGTTCGAGGATGGAGCCATCGTAGAATGTATGTACATTACATGGGACGAACCCATGTGGTGGAAACCGATCAAGAGACGGAGGGATAAAACATACCCCAATAATCGTCGAACGTTTTATCGAACGATCGTGAACATCAAGGAGAACATTCAGATGAAGGAGTTTTTAGATTGTATACCATGAAATAATATCCAGTCTCCCCCGGTAGCTCACATTCATTAATACTATCATCATCAATTAAGAACCATTTATTCTTTCTCTTTATCATACTCACATAATGACCATCATGCTGGTGTCCGAGATGAACAGCACTCGCTATTAAGTTGTATTCAGATTCATTGATGCGTATGTTTTCAATTATTTGAATATGACTTTTTGTATCGAAGGAAATCATCAAAACTTTGGGGAGTTTAGAAAATAACATCCTCGTAGTCGCCAAATGATGAACCTTACCCCCCGTATCTTCGAAATTCTCGATCACATTCCAATCCGTACTCTTCGCGAGCATCTGACGCATATCTTTTCCATGGGAGGTTATCAAATGAATACTAAAATCTTCTTCATTCGATGACTTTCCACCCGGCCAAATAGTTTCTTGTATCTTTTTCCCATATAACCATTGCTTGATCTCAGGTATCGCTGTTTCGAGGATATCTATGATACACAATACAGCCTCCTGAATATCATGTTGTTCATTCACCCGAAAACGAGGAAATGAGACTCTAAAGTGTTCAAGGAGTGATGATATCGTGACTGACTCATGTCCTTTCGTCCAATACACTTTCACCAAATCGGAATATGCTCGAGTAAAGGCACACTCACCTTTATATGGATTTTTAAGAAAGTAATTCGTCAGAGATGGGATGTGCATCAGACATTGAATTGCTGTATTAAAATAGCAAGTGTTTCCATGATTTTGGAAACCTTTCATTAAACTTGATGAACAAAAAAGGCTTAAGTAAAAGGCGCGATATGTAAATGTTAAGAAAAAATGGATATCCAATCTATCATCGATAAAGTCAACACCGTGTTCGAAACTCATAAGAATGAGGAACACATCGAAGTCGAGATACGTCTCGGTAAACACAACGGCTCTCTCTTCGACACGAATGTTGGGAAAGAAACATTCGAACGCGTATTGAAAGGATTGAAGAAATACAATGGGTGGGAGAGTGTAAAGACGATATCATCTGATGTGTATTACGACGACACAAACGGTGTTCGTATTTCATCAAACGAGGATACCAGTGAACAGACGATGATCCAAAAGATTAAAGTCGCCAAAGAGGACTTCAAATGCGAACCCCTCGATGTTAGATTCAGTATTTCCAGAGAGATCCCAACGATCGGACAATATGAGATGGATCGCAAAAGAAATAAGTTTCGTCACTCTTTCATTCGCAAGAACCTGAGTATCGATATGACTATTTCAACAGGAGATACTGTCGATATGGACGCAGAGGACGCATCATCCTATCAAATTGAATTGGAGATCATCAAACCGGGTGACGTAACCTCACACAATCAGCTTTTCAACATTCTTCATAAGATTAGTGATCTCTCAAAATTAATCTGATATGTATGTAATGCTGTACGTGATAATAGCTGTTATCGTTTTATTTATATTATATGAAAAAAGAAAAGTAACGGATGAAGTTGACAAGTCAACAAATTTTCATATAAGTAATGGAATGTCAAAAGATACATATGACCTCATGCGTATCGGTGGTTCGAGTAATGAGGATTTAAAAAAATTTGTTGAGATGGAGGATCGATTTCTGGGGTATGAAAAATCATCGGTGTCTACGGGTGTGACTGAATTAGTTCAAGCTATTACATTATCTAATAAAATTAAAGAAACATTCCCAAAATATAACTTTTCGTATCATACCATTCATTTAAAACAAATTGCAGAACCAAACAAACTCGTAAATACCAAAATTACGGACTAATAGCGTTCAATATGTTAAATATATTCCACAAAATGCTTTTGTGCTTGGCACTATCTATATCGTTATAATGATCAATCACATGCATGATGAGTTTGTTATCATCCTCTTCACTCTCATCACGTTTTAGACCACTTACTCGAATATAGTCGGCTGCGACATAAATCATAGCATCTAGGAACTCTTCTCGTGCCATATGAAGCCAGGAATTCACAGGTGTTCCCCAATCACGTGTATCGTCATCGACCATGACCCCATGATTATATTTTCTCAACCCGAGCTCGAGCCGTCCGGTTAATTCCCTTAGAATTCCCATTATTATTCATATTAGCTCTGAACTTTAACCAATATTTCCTGTACGCAGCCATTCTCTTATCCGTTGGCTTTTTCTTCTGGTTTACTAAATTCGTCATGATATAGTTAGCCGCCGCACGCTTGTATTCATTTTTCAAGTTAAATGCGATACCCGTCACATTTATATTGTTCATTAGGTATTTCTTCTCGAGTTCGCGTCGTCGATCCCTTTTCCATTGACTGACGACCGCCTTCTTGACCGCATCCGCGTCACGTTTGAATACGACACCGGACGCATTTTTCTTATTGACGAGGTTGAGAGCCGACTTTATGTTCCTCACATCTTGGTTAAGGTTTGGTTTATACCTATTCAACCATGTGACCCCATAAAGTTTAATGATATCTTTGCGGATGGAGTTCTCGTCCAGACCTCTCTTCTTCGTAGTTTCAGTCTTCTTCACGTTGCGCTTAGCAGCCGCTTCATTTTTACGCATCGCCATCTTCGTGCGTTTAGGGGGGGGTGGCGTTTTAGGTATGTTCAAACGGTTTCGTACCATCTCAATCTTTTTACATATGTCAACCTTGGTTTCCTTCTTATCGACAATGATATTGAGGATCGCAGCGATGCGAATAAGTTCACCTTTTGTCATGTCCCCACAGGTCTTTCGACCAACCTTGAATGTCTTATTTGTACCGGTGAGTGGAACATTCTTGTTCTTGTTCTTGAACGTTACATTCTTCTTACCAGTCTTATTCTTAATTCGAACACAAATCTCATCTTTGGTTGCGGCTCGAGAACCATCTTGGAGTTTAGTTCTAAAGTTTACAACACCCATCCGACGCGCGAAATCTAAGAGTTCTGGCTTCTTCATTCGCGCACATATCTTCCCATCAATCATCACCGCATTAGCCTGGTTCGCCGTGAGTACCCGTTTAACGTATATCCTTTTAGTTTTGGGTGGGGACTTCGCTTTGGGCTTCGCTTTGGGCTTCGCTTTGGGCTTCGCTTTGAGCTTTACACCCTTATCGAATACACCAGTCACGTTAATTTGATTATCGGAATAAAGATCCCGAACAAACTTCTTCCCAAAGTCATAAGCCCTCGCCATATCACCGGGATTTTTCGCACCAGATATCTGAATGTTACCACTCGTGGATAGTATATACTTATTCTCCCCAAAGTAAGCATAAAGAAATGGTGAAAGTTCCGGTTCGTAGTTAACCCTCGACATACCATACTTCATGGCATTTCTCGCAATCTCGGGTAAACTTCTGAAAAATCCATTAACCCTAAACTGTCCACTCAAATTGTTATATGTGAATGGGTTGTAGAAAAAAGGTTGTTTATCGGTATACATGTCGACGACATATCTACGAATGAGTTCAGGTTGATTCTCAATGTTAGTTCCTACAAATCCACCCGAGAATCGAATCTTACCATTCCTGTAAAAGTTCACCGTAGCACCTTTACTTTCAATTCCATTACTTAAGGTGAGCATCAGCTGTGCAGTGAAAAAATTCTTGTTGATATCTCCCTTAGGACCAGCTTCTCTCGTATGTGAGAAACCCGTCGTAAATTGACCATAAATACCCTTTATCTCCACAGTGTCTACATAAAGACCCTCACCAATGGGTGTATTGGATCGAGGGGTTTTCATGAGTATGTTACTAATTTTTACGAGGACATCCTTCTGCCCAAAACCAGAATCGACTGTAGCATTAAACATACCGGGGTTCAATTTACTTATCTCAAGTGGGGTGTTCCCAAGAGGAGGCTCATCAAATTCACGCGCTATATTGTTTATCATTTTTTGGGTGTTCGCGTTCAGATCATCAAACTCCCCGTCTAATGGGGAGTTGTTTTCAAACTCTTTGAACGCACCTTCATAGGTTCGGTTGTTGACCAGGTTCCTCTGAAGGCGTTCAGGGATCTGTACTTGACGAGGTACCACTCTGACTGGTCGTCGTTGTGGGGTGCGGAATCCCGCAGCACGTTCACGCTCACTTCTAAGCATGGTCTCTTCGAGTTCTCTCGCAAAATTGTCATCGTTTGAATTGGAGTTCGAACTTTGAACGTCTACGCCAGATTGACGGACAAATTCTCGGACAGTCGAGCTCATATTACTATTGGTTATTATTTTTTTTAAAACTCCTTGGTGAAACCGAAACCCTCTTCGATCACGTCGAGCCCGAACACGACTGGCTGCCTTGGATATGTTCTACCCTTGTAAGTGACCACTTCTTCACGCACCTCGATATCTCTCGCACTAAATGGTCCAGCGTAAAAATCCTGATTAAACTTCGGCTTTCCGAGGTTGTTCGCAGTACAGTGTTGGTTGAACATCTGAACGAAGAGTGTCTGAGGAACAAACATGTCATCACCGAAGATAATCAAAGTCGATTCCATGAAGTTTGTGAGTGTACTCGCAACCATGGCTACCTGTTTCTGGATAAGTTTGAAATAGGGGGGTACGACGTTCCAAATATCTCTATTCCTGAATTTGTTTGAGTAGTCCAGATACGCGCGGACACACTTAAGAAGGATTACGGGCATCTCACGGTGGAGCTTTTCATCGAGCTGGGGATCAGCCTCCCTGACCTGTTTAGTAAAATTCCATGGGAGAATACGACGAAGAACGGAACCAGAGTTATCTTTCCAGTTTGGAACCTCATTCCCACCCAAAACGCCCGGGACTTTCCACTCGATCGATACAGCTGTCTTATTCTTCACCGCGATCGATACATCTTCACCGGATACGATAGACTGAAACTCAGCCTGTTCCAGGGCGAGGTCACCTTTGACCTCAGGAGCAATAAACATGAAACAGTCCTTAATCGCCGAAAGTCCAAACTTCTTCTCGATGTTATTCGAAAGTGTACCTACATCCTCATTTTCGTAAAATTTCTTGAACACCTTGGTAATTAGGGTAGATTTACCCGATCGAGCGATACCCTTGAAGAATGGGATAATCTGCCACCCATCGAGATCGCCGACTTCGTAACAAAGTCGACCACCCATCACATACGCCCAGTTACACACTTCATCCTCAAATTTCTGGTATCTTAGAACCGTATCGAAATGAGGGGTTGGGATATCCTGCCATTTTTCGAGGTGTGAAAAGTCGTCAAACTGCTGATCGAAATACTTACACGCGATGATGGAGGGATCCAAACACTTGAAGTCGCTACTATCATAAGGATAGAAACGGCATTCGTGTATACCCCTCTCGGGGATCCACTCTTTACCCACAAAAACGCCATTCTTGAAAGACCATACATGCCTCCTCTTACTAATCTCAGGAAACTGGGGATCGATACACTTCGAGATGTTATCAATCACCTCCCTCGCGATAGAGCCCCTACTCGTAAAGTTTTTCCAGATATCAAACATACAATCCTTACGCGCGAGGGAGTATACAAATTTTTCGATTGTAAATTTGGGAGACCAGGCACGGGTTCTATGACCCTCAACCGTCTTAATCTCTTCACAGCAATGACCCTTGTATCTACGGTAACCACACTTATACATCTCCTCGAGGGTGAATAAAAGACATTTTTGAAAGGGTGTCGCTTGTTCAATGTCGTCATCATTCATCGTAGACGGATCAGAGAATCGTGGGAATTGGGGATCGATGGTTGGTGTATCGACACGTTCATAGGAAATGTAATGTCTCCTAATATTTTCGAAACCATCTTCGACATGTAGGATGATGTTGGCGATCCGTTTATCGATGCTCATACCAACATCATCACGTTTTTTTATTTTTAAATTATTCACATGATTTCTCAACTCGATGATAAAATCCGTGTGTCTTTTTTTAAGGTCTCTGATCGACGGTAAGTCGATTCTTGACGGTGAAATAGATCCGTACTCATCAAAATAAGAACGATCTATGAATTGCCTGTACCCCAGATTACGTGAACTGAAGAAATCCTTTGTGTGAAGATCCCAAGTGTTTTCCAATTTCGATAACACGCTCATTATCTGTTCCTCATTCATCGACTGAATTTGCTGTTTATGAAGTTCCGTGAGGGCTTCATACCGGTTGGGTTCCTTATCGATGAAGTGAGTCTTTTCCATATTACTGATTATACAATGTTTTCTTTTAATTAGTTTTTCATGTTCTGAAGTTGAGCAAGGATTTTCACTAAAATTTTGTTTTGAACCTGCATCTGTGTAGAAATATCGACGAGGGCGCTGCAAACCGTATCACCATTGTCCGTGGCGAAAAGTGTTCCGAGGAGTTCGGTGAAATCAACCTCCTCACCCTGATCAACCTCAATCATACTTCCATCCTCTGAATAATCATCTTGTTCAATTTCCCCTTCTTCAATTTCATCAGGCTGTTTCGACATTTGTTATAAACCGAGAATTTTTGAAATCAATAAATGCGCGTTTGGACAGAATTAATTTCTCTGCTTATAGTACAACAACTCTCAAAATGGCCGGTGGTCTCATGCAACTCGTAGCTTACGGTGCCCAGGACGTCTACCTTACCGGTAACCCTGAGGTAACCTTCTTCCAGGCGAAATACAAGCGCCACACCAACTTCGCGATGGAAAACATCGAGCAGACCGTCAACGGTACTGCCGCTGGTTCCGGTCGCGTGTCGGTGACTGTCGCCCGTAACGGTGATCTCGTCGGTGACATGTACATCGAACTCCTCTCCAACACCGCCGCCGCGACCACGGCTTGCTGGGTTGCTGAGCGCGCCATCAACAACGTTGAGCTTTCCATCGGTGGTCAGCGCGTCGACAAGCACTACCAGAAGTGGTGGCGGTTGTACTCGGAGCTTTACTTGGATGAGTCCAAGAAGGCTGCGTACGGTAAGATGACCACTGGTATCTCCGGCAAGTCCGTGTACCTCCCCCTGTTCTTCTTCTTCAACCGTAACCCCGGGTTGTACTTGCCTTTGATCGCGCTTCAGTACCATGAAGTCCGTGTGGACATCGACCTTGCGTCGGATTTCACCACCTACTGCAACCCCAACACCTTCAAGGTGTGGGCCAACTACATCTACCTGGACACCGAAGAGCGACGCCGATTCGCCCAGAAGGGTCACGAATACCTGATCGAGCAGGTTCAGCACACTGGTGCCGACACCGTCGATGCCTCCCAGACCAAGCAGGTCCGCCTCTCGTACAACCACCCCGTCAAGGAGCTTGTGTGGTGCTTCTCGAACGTCGCCGCCAACAAGAACACCCTGTGGAACTTCACCTCCGAGTCTAACGACAACGATGTCGTTCTCACCTCCAACGTTGCGGGTCTCCAGTCGAACTGTGTGGTCTCCCCCTCTTGCTACGGTGCCCCTCTCCTCGTGCTCGGCACGGATGGTGGTGGCGCCACTTTCACGGAAGATGCCGTCGGTCCCATGTCCGAGTTCAAGCTGATCCTCAACGGTCAGGATCGATTCAAGGCCCAGAAGGGTAAGTACTTCAACCAGGTGCAGCCCTTCAACCACCACACCGGCTCCCCATACCCCGGTGTGTACGCCTACTCCTTCGCGCTCAAGCCCGAGGAACACCAGCCTACCGGTACGTGCAACTTCTCCCGCATCGACAACGCGCAGGTTGCCGTCACCATGGGTGCCGCCAACGGCGCGACCACCATGCACATGTTCGCCACGAACTATAACGTCCTCCGCATCCAATCAGGGATGGGCGGCCTCGCTTTCTCCAACTAAGCATCAAGTCTTAGTTTTTTGAAAACCAGTATATAAAAATTCATTTTTAAAATGCACAGTACCAATGCTGTTTAAAAATGATTAGAGATAGACCCCTGTTATAACCTAATATGCACAACTTTTCACGTGCCGAACTTTTTTAAAACGCGTATGCGATATACAGGTTTTAAAAAGGAATTTTGATTAAAGATTTTTAGCACGAGGGTGGCGACTGTATGTTTTAGTCTGTGGTCTATATTTAGATGATTTCCACCATCTGTATCCACCGAAGCCGGCGGATATCATAGACATACAACAAAGACAACAGAGTACTAGAAGTATGATTATTGGGATGAGTTCTCCCATTGCTTCTTCATTTGCTGCGTTCGCGACATCATCTGAACACATTTTAGTAAACGTCTCATCTGTGGTTAATTTCGCCTTTTCAGCGTTTGTTGCGTCTGGACTTAATTTTACATCTCTACACACACGTTTGGGGACCTTGAAATCTTTGGGTATTCTGGGGAGTGAGCGAACATAGTCCGCTGGTAGTGGTATAGGTAGCGCCAACGCCCTAGACACTATATCCATCTACTGTACTATGAGATTATCTTCCCAATCCCAAAAGATGAAGTCGCCAACAGGGATCTTATGATCACTGGTGATCAAACAGTACAAAACGTGACCAACTTCTGTGGTCGCTTCAGCCTGTGAGAAGTTCTTGACTCGTTTATACACGTCACCATCCTTTACGTAGTGTGATCCAGTTACTCGAATGTCACCGGGGAGTTTGTAATAAGGATCACTTTCGTTTTTGATTTTCAATGTGGCTTTCACGATACTTCCATTGATGAGAATATCTCCAAGTTCGAGATCCTTTAGGGCACGTGTTTCACCATTTTGGAGCTTTATAGGGGTTTCTGGGGCGAAACACCATCTCATTTTCCTTATTCTACGACCAATCCTCCCCCTACGAATTTTCCTTACAGCCCTACGACGACCAAATTTCTTGATCCTACGACCAATTCCCCTACCAATTTTCCTTACCCCCTTACGACGACCAAATTTCTTGATCCTACGACCAATCCTCCCCCTACGAATTTTCCTCCTCCCCCTACGAATTTTCCTCCCCCCCCTACGACGTCCCCTAATTTTAAGCCGTCTAGCTTTCACCGGTGCGGCAGAGGCACCACCTTTTTTACTTAACATTTTAGTTATTGGCTTTCTGAAAACAAAACCAATGATCGCGGATATGATGGATGATATACAACATATGAGTAACGTCATCATCCAACCACTTCCTCCTCCTCCATCTCCTCGCAATTTACTGAGTGGTATGGGATTATACGAAGCCATATTATATATTTGATATATATTTTTTTAATGAGAGGGGGTCAGATTATCTTCCCAATCCCAAAATATGAAGTCACCGACTGGGATCTTATGGTCACTCGTTACGAGACAGCAAAGTTCATCATCAACGATTTCAGTGCGTGTAGCGCCAGGTAAATTCATCACTCGAATATATTTATTCTCATACTCGACGTGGTGCTTCCCTGTGACAAGGATATCCTTAATCTTGTAATATGGGTCGTTTTCATTCTTGATTTTCATCACCGCGTCAACAACACTGCCATTGATAAGGATGTCACCCAGCTTCAAGTTCTTCATGAGTACTGTCTCCCCACTTTCAAGCTTGATAAGGGTTTCGGGTGAGAAACACCATCGGCGTCTCCGGAATTTCTTAAATACTTTACGTACTTTACGAACTGCTCTTCGGGGTCTCCGGATTTTCCTAAATACTTTACGAACTGCTCTTCGGGGTCTCCGGATTTTCCTAAATACTTTACGAACCGCTCTTCGGGGTCTCCTAAATACTTTACGAATAGACCTCCCAACCTTTCTAACCGCCCTTGGTGGTCTCTTAAATACTTTACGAATAGACCTCACAACCTTTCGAACTGCCCTCGGGGGTCTCTTAAACGCTTTACCAATAGATCTCCCAACCTTTCTAACTCCCCTTGGTGGGGGTGCCCTTGGGGGTGCACTCGGTGTAGGTGGAGCGGCTTCTCCACCCCCTTCTTCCACAGTGGCTTGTCTGCTTCGCAAAAAAGCAAATGCTGCTCCACCTCCACCGAGTACACTCACTGATGAACTCGAGCAGCAGCAGATTCCTAATAGTAACATTATCATAGAACCGTTGTCACCCATCTGATGTATACTATTATTACACCGGGATTAAATTTCCAGTCATATGATGGATCGGTTTTTTCATAGAACGCTGTACTTTAATTTTTTTGATAAGAGAATCAACATTTTCTTGTGTAGGGACGAGGTTATCTTCCCAATCCCAAAACAACATGGAACCGACCGGAATTTTATGGTCACTCGTGACGAGGCAACTGAGGATGGGATCAACAATTGAGGTGGGTTTCGCACCTGGGAGGTTCATGACACATACGTATTTGTTTCCGAATTTAACGTAGTGCTTTCCGGTTACGTATATGTACTGCTTGAGTTCAGCATCGTAAATCTTGTAATAAGGGTCATTTTCGTTTCTGATTTTCATCACAGCGTCAACAACGCTACCATTGACGAGAATGTCACCCAGCTTCAAGTTCTTGATGAGTACCATCTCCCCATTTTCAAGCTTGATAGGGGTTTCGGGGGAGAAACACCATCGAATTTTCTTGACTCTAAATGCCTTTTTAAATGCCCGTCCCGTCTTTTTAGCACTCCTACCTATAGCTCTACCAGTCTTTTTAGCACTCCTACCTATAGCTCTACCAGTCTTTTTAGCACTCCTACCTATAGCTCTACCTACTTTTTTGAAACCTCCACCGATAGCCTTAAGTGGGTTTAGTCCCTTAATGAATCCCAGGAGCTTATTACCCAGGAAAAACCACATAATAACTGGACTGCTCACAGATGATGAACAACTCGACGCCATACTGGACATCATGATTATAGGTAACATGTTAGCTGCCATGATGACTTTATTAACTATACTATACTGAGAAAAAAGTATTTAAACATATTAACCACAATCATTACATGTATGAAATTTACACCGATGGAAGTTGTTTAGGAAATCCCGGTCGCGGTGGTTGGGGTGTTGTGAGTGACTCTTTCATACTATGTGATAACGAGAGAAACACGACTAACAATAGAATGGAAATGACGGCAATCATAAAAGCCATTGAAGAGTGTGTAAAGAGAGATATTCAAGAAGTTTGTATATGTACTGATAGTAATTACGTCAAGAATGGTATAAACGCATGGATCATAAACTGGAAGAGAAATGGATGGAAAACATCTACTGGGGCAGATGTAAAAAATAAGGAACTATGGATTGCTATGGATGAAGCGCGTAAAAAACTGAAGTCTATTGAATGGAGGTGGGTGAAGGCACATAATGGAAATCCCAAAAATGAACAGGTAGATAAATTAGCCAGGGAGTGCGCTAATAAATTATCCGTGTAACATAGACCATGTGTAATAAACAAGACGAAGACTGTGAATGGTGTGAAAAAGAAGAAAAATTACTTATAAAATGGGCAGAAAAGGCGGCTGGATACCGCTGGTTACATAACCATGCACGCCTATTTTATAAACAACAGAATGATTGGTTAGCCTACCCTAGTATAGTTATAGCGAGTTTAACTGGTGTCGGTGGTTTTGCAGTGCTAAATCCAAGTGGGAACGATGACGTTTCCGATGATACCAAAAATAAAATTATGATAGTCCAATACCTT